AGAATATTGGCTTGGTTCTGAGGATGTCTTCTTTATACGTGAGGAGCTATTGGAGGCCGTTAAGCTTCGTGAGGAACAGGCCAAGCAGGGCATCCGCTCTCCCACCGTTTGGTCCGATCGTCTCAAGGACGAACGACGACCAATTGCAAAGGTGGACGCACTAAAGACGCGCGTCTTCTCAGTTGGGCCCCAGGATTATACAATTTTATTTAGAATGTATTTTCTTGGTTTTATTGCGCACGTTATTGACAACAGAATTGATAACGAACAATCGGTGGGTACCAATGTTTATGGTCCGGAGTGGGCGCGTACTGCAATGCGCCTGCAAAAGTTTGGCGATAAAGTCATCGCCGGTGATTTTTCATCATTTGATGGCACGCTTAATACGGCCATAATGTTGCCCTTCGTTGATATGGTCAACGAGTGGTATGATGATGGAGAAGAAAACGCTTTGGTTCGCCGCGTGCTTTTCCAGGAAGTGATCAATTCGGTCCATCTTTGTGCCGATTTGTATTATGATTGTGATTATTCACAACCATCGGGCAATCCCGTCACTACGGAGTTGAATTCATTTTACAACTCTGTTTCGATGAGAGTAGTATTCTCTCTTTGTGCCGAGAAAGCTGGCAAAGTTAATCAGCGTTTTGATGATCATGCCTCGATGGTTTCTTACGGTGATGACAATTGTGTCAATATCTCGGACCAGATCGTGGAATGGTTTAACCAGAACACTATCACCGATGCTTATGCTCAGATCGGTATGATTTATACTGATGAGGCAAAGACCACCGGTGAAGTGGCCCCCTATCGTTCGATTGGAGAAATTCAATATCTTAAGCGTTTCTTCAAGCAGGACGGTGGGGATTGGTTGTGCCCTCTCGATTTTGATTCGACCGTGGAGAGGATCAATTGGATTCGCGATAATCCCAGCGCCATTGATTTGACCCTGGAAAATTGTGCGGAGACAATTAGCGAGTTTGTTTATCATGGAGAATCCACCTTCAATGAGTGGGTTCCTAAGATAAATCGTTTGTGTGACGAGATCATTAAAGATCGACCTCGCCAGAGTACTTTCGCGGACTTTATGCTCTATCGGCATAATGAATATTTCTAATACTGATCAGTCCAAACCATCGGACAGAGCAAAATGGTAGAAATACCACCAAAAATAAGC